CGAAGTATTTAACCGAAATACGTTTTAGGTTTTGTACGCTTGTTAGCATTTTTCTTGTGAACTCCGGGTCTACGAATACGACGCTTCTTCATGAAGCTGTTTGCAAATTGTTTGGCCATTACTTCTTACCAAGCATCCTTGCCACTACATCAGGACGTTCCTTCTGCAGCGCACGAAGACCGGGGTTCATGTTATCTGTAACAGAACCACCGGCTGCATACTTGTGTTCTTTGCCGTTAGCTTTGCCTTTACCGTGCATCTTGGCTTTACCCATGCCGATACTGACCATAATGACTGGAACTTCTTTTTTGTTCTTAGCCATAGCACTACTTCTTTCTGGCGTAACCGCCCATTGCCATCTTTTTAGTAGAGGCTTGTGTTGGGGCCATAGAGGCACCGCAGTTAGCGTAGCCACCTTTGGCCATTTTCTTTTTGGCATAGCCACCTTTGTTCATGTCTTTCGGCTTAACGAAACGACCATAACGACGCTCCAAATCTTTCAGCTTACCAAGCATAATTTCCATCTGCTCATCGCTAAGATTGGAATCCGTGTCCAGCTTGTTAAGAATACGTTTATACTCTTGCTGTGCGCCAGAAAGAGCCTTGCCACGTTCACCAGAAGTAATACGCCGTTTGCTGGCAGTACCCATGCCAGACTCAGCTTGCTGCGCTTTATCTTTAGACATCAGTTCGTTGAAAGGCTTCTTTTGATTTTCTTTAAGTGCCTTACTACCTTTTCGTGCAGCGGCCTTAAAAATTTTACCAAGGGCCATTGTTTAATCTCCTACCATTTTACTTTATGAGACCAGTATTTCGCGGACAGCTTTGTGGTCGGTTTACCTTGTGCATCGTGCCGTGCATAGTAACTGCGTTTACGTGCCTTGTCCTTAGCTGTCTTAGGACTCTTGCCAGCACCCTTAACGCCCTGCTGACCGAAGCGTATAAACTTGTACGTGTCACCCTCTTTGGCCATCACGGCATGTGACTTCTTTGGATGGCTAGGTGTCTTCTTAGGCTTGTTCACGCCGGACAGACCCTCTGCCTTCATCTTGTTCTTTACTCTCTCAGGAATACTCATAGGGATACACCTTTTACAGTATCACACTTAAACCTAAATTCCATAGGGGTCGGAATAGTGTACGCCAATACTTGCACCATTTCATGTACACGTTCCATACACTGCTCACGGGTCTTATATGGACCCAAATTATCGGTGGCTTCAATACACGTGTCCGGGGTAACTACACCCACTGCACATGCCAGCACCATTGCGGTAAACATGATTACTCATTCCCTTCAGTCCATCCTTCAGCCCTCATTGCCTCTTCTACGTGTTTTAACGTAAATGACCTACCGAAGTGAGCCTCAACAGCCTGACGTACAAAGAATACATCACTGTGAGGGATATGCAAACGGTCTAGGGAATTAGTACGGATAGCTTCATAGAATGCTTCAAGAACATTATCTGTGTATAGTTTTACGGATTTCTTTGCCATTGTCAAGAAAAAACTTTCATTAGCACAAATATTAACACTTACCTCTGTCACTTGTAAGTGATACAGTTAAGTGAGTTTAACAAGAAAACTTAGCTATCACTAAAGGTATACAGCTAAGTGATTTATATCTCTAAGAGTAATAAGACAGCTAAGTGTAACACCTTTAGTGTAGGAGTTTTAGTTTATATAATTATATCAGATTTTGTGCCGCATGTCAATACCCTCATTTCATCTGGTACCATCTTTTTTCAGAATCATGGTACCAGTTCACTATACCCCCAACATGCTAATAGAGTATATAGCACTTTGGGGGAATAAGGATGCCTAAAAAATAGGCAGATTGCACGATGCTTGTGCATATAGGTGTTATCAGTTGCTACTGTGGTTAACACTAGATTTTCCTAATCTGTGTATTTCTGTGTATATACTACGCTACCACCCCCCACCGGCCCCTGCCCCACCGCCTCACTGCGCATCATATGTGCGCATTATGCGTGTGTCATGGCGCATGGTGAAGCCAAACTGTCCAAGGTTGGACACTTAAAGCATTGAAAATGCTATGTTCTGCTGTCTATCAGCAGTTGTAAGACAACTGTTATGGTATCAGTTGCCATCCTAAAGGATGCTCTTGTGGTGGTGCTGCAGAAAATCTGTAACAAGTTACAGTGTCGATGCACATTCTGCACCACCTATCGGTGCCGGTTGTTTTGCCACACCATACCCCCATCACCTACGGTGGCTGTTGGCTGGTCAGGTTCGGTGAAGCCTCACTCGCACACATGATGTTCTCACGCTGAACTTCGGAATAACTTGTTATTCCTGCAGTCATGCGGAACGACCTGCGCAGAGGTAGCCTTCGGCTTGATTGGGCCGTTAGTTGCCACGACGAACTATCTCTCTAGTTTGTTACGGTTAGTCGGGATTACCCCTTGAACTTTAGTGAAAGGGGATAATCCCTTACTAACCTCAAACTAGGAGATAAAGATGGCTGTAACTCTCAAAACCGATTTCGCTTCCCTCAACACCCTTGAAGACAAGGGTTCGTGGCTCGGCAAAAAGTTCCGTTCCATCGTGAACTCTGACCGCAAGGCAATCACGGAGTTCGACCTGCCGCTTGGCCAGTTGCTCATGACCCTTCGGGCTGAGAGCGGTGATGCCAAGCAAATCAGCCGGTCAAGGCTTCGGGATTGTGGCATTGCCAACATCGACCGTCGTCGTCGTAGTGAGGCAGAGGAGTTGGCACGTAACTGGGATAACCCAGTCATGCAAGAACTCGTGGCCTCAAAGCGGTTCTCGTCGGCAGTGACCCTGCTTCGTGAGTTCAAGAAACTCACCAATGACAAGCAGCCAGTCGTGAAGACTGCGGAGCAGTTGGTCGAGGAATTGTTCAAGGGCATGGACAAGTTCGACATCAGCCCTGCTGATATCCAAGCTGCTCTCGTGGCGAAGCTGGCGGCACCTGCTACAGAGGCAGTTGACACCCAACGTGAGGCAGCGTAAGCTGCTTCACAACTGACCAACCTTGGACACTTTGGAGGTTCTCACATGTCTAACATCTTCGCCGGTATGTTCCTTGCCACTACGTCATCCGTTGTTGGCACACTCGCTTTCCTTGACCCGTCACCCGGTATGGGTTGGGTGATGCTTGGCTGTCTCGCTTGCTTTGTCGGCGGTTGGGTCACAGTTGCAATGGAGTTGTCCAATGGCTAAGCGTGGTGCCGTCATCGACATGGGCCGTCACAAGCCTGTGGGTTCAAGCTGGCGCAGCATGGATACACTTGCCTACTCTCGCTCTTATGAGCCTGAGACACGGCCTGAGTTCCAGTGCTACGTCACCGGCCAAGCCAAGGCAATGGCTGATGAGTATCAGCGCAAAGTTGATGCCGCTGGCTGGCAAAAGGTTCTTGACATGCTCGGCAATGCTTAGTATGTCTTACGTGAAAAAACACTTGAAACATAGTGAAAGTGTTTTATTCACTTAGACAAACTTAAACCGTCCAACCTTGGACACTTTTCAACGGAGTTACGTTATGACACAGCACGATTTCACCCTTATCCGTGACCTTCACAAAGAGGCACGTGGTCGCCGTCCGTCCTGCGATTGGGACGATTGGTTCGCCGCACTGCAGACTGCTGAGAAGCAGGTCGTGTGGGACGACCTCGTGGCTGAGTCCAACCAGCGTGATGCCGACGAGGCTCGTGCGGAGCAACGGTGTTGCCGTGAGTTCCTTCGGGCCGTCCGTGCTGGCATCAGAGCCGGTGCGCCGTCTGTGGACGACTCGCTGTCGTGGCTCTTTGGCTACCACATGCACGGCTGTAAGCCATACAGTGTTCAGGATATTGAACACTTTGTGTGGGAACACGGCATCCTTTTCACGCCGCTTGGCAAAGCGGTGGTTCAGCGTCTCGACGCAATCGTAGATTATCAGGAGTAATCACATGACTGTACCACATAACATTATCAAGATGCAGCTTCCCGATGGCAGGGAAGTCAGCATCATCCAGAATGGCAACGGACGTGAAGGTGGAGCATATGGACACGCTGACCAGCACATGTGTGAAGTGTCCGTAGAGGGTGAGCCTGATGTGAAGGGCTTTCTTGACCTGTCAGAACTGGTCGAATACCTGCGCTATCTGGACACTACGCAGACGCTTAGTGGCCTGATTGATGCCAGCAAATATGAAGTGGAAAACTACGATGAATAGACGCAGCAATCACCAGATTTCGCCAGACAAGCGCGAAGTCCTGCACGAAATCGACAAGCTGTATCGCCAGCTTTTCGGGCAGGGTGTGCCTAACCTGTACAGTGCAGGTGGACAGTTACACATGTCTGACCTGCTTGTGTACAAGCTGAAACTCAAAATGAAGCTGCAAGGAGTTGGACTGTGACCACAAATCAACGCTCACGATTGAAGCGTCGTATTGATGCCATCAATGCGCTTGGTGGCAAGTGCAATGTGTGTGGCATTGCTGACTGGCAAGTGCTCGAGTTTGACCACATCGTGCCTATGCACACTGAGCAAGGCACGGTGAAGGTGAACGGCCAGCACAACATGAACGAGATTAACCGAATGGTTAAGCAAGGCATTGACCCTGCGTCAAAGTATCAGCTTCTGTGCTGCAATGACCACCGCAAGAAAACCTATGCAAACCAAGACTTTACACGGAGTGTATGACATGACCTATCAAGTTCACTTGACCCTGCAATCCAAGAACGAGAAGACAGGCAAGATTCCTGTGTCCACTACAGAGGCACAGACATGTCCTGCCGCTTGCCCATTCAACAATGCCAACGAGGGCGGCTGCTATGCCGAATCTGGCCCTCTCAAAATGCACTGGATGCGAGTGTCTGACCGCCAGCGTGGTGACACTTGGTCTGTGTTCATTGGCAAGATTGCCAACCTGAAAGCTGACACACTGTGGCGGCACAATCAGGCCGGTGACTTGCCGGGTCGTAATGACCAGCTTGACGCTACAGCTTGCATGGAATTGACACAAGCCAATGACGGCAAGCGTGGCTTCACATACACCCACTACGATGTGCTGGGCAGTGAGCGTAATCGCATGATTGTGACACAGATGAACCGTTCTGGTTTCACTGTCAATCTGTCTGCCAACAATGTGGCACATGCTGACCAGCTTGCTGACCTTGACGCTGGCCCTGTTGCAACTGTGTTGCCTATCGACCAGACCAGCAACACTGTGACACCGGCTGGCCGCAAGGTAGTCGTATGCCCTGCCACCATCCGTGATGATGTGTCATGTGCAAGCTGCCAGCTTTGCCAGCGACAGCGTGACTTCATCATCGGCTTTCCGGCACATGGCACCAGCAAGAAGAAGGCCAGTGCCATTGCCTCTTACTAATGTCTTATGTGTAATGACACTTGATACTTTAGTGAAAGTGTCATATACACTTAGACATAGTTAAACTGTCCAACGTTGGACACTTGGAGAATGACAATGCGTATCAAACCTATCAACCCTGTAGCTAAGGCAGTCGCACAAAACAGACGCCGCACAGCTACACAAGTAGCCCCGCCCAAGAAGGGCAAGGGCAGTTACAACCGCAAGCAACAGGAGAAACCTAATGCGGAAGACAAATGAGTTCGATAACGACTGGAATGACGTAACCGTCTTTGAGAAGCTGCCAGTGCGTAAGACTGCTGGCAAGCCAAAGCGTGATGATTGGAAGCGTGACCGCAAGGCGGCACGTAAGGCAAAACGTATGACACAGGAGAAGATGTATGCCTAGTATGACTTGGACAGATATTGAAACAAGCGAATTGTCTGAACAGGACAAGCGTTTCATGGTCATGTATGGATGCACACAGGACGACATGGTGTGCATGATGAATGACCCGATGAACTTTATCGGTGGACATTATATGCTTGCAATGTCCATCTTATCAGATGCACAAGAGTGCATTGCTCGTGGCATGGACGAGACTGCTCGTCAGTATATCAACCGTGCCAAGTATGTTCTGCGTGAGTGGAACAAAGACTAACCCCAACAAGTCCAACCTTGGACACTTCAAACCCGACTAACTAACCAACACAAAGGAGAATTTATCATGGCTATTCAAACTGTTACCTTCCACAAGCGTTCCACTGGTATGACCGGACAGGTGCTTGCATCACCTCAGATTGAGCGTAAACTGGCACGTGTTGAGGCACTGTATGAGAAAGTGTATGGCGTCAAGATGGGTCGCTATAACTTCTACAAGATGGTGCTGCCACATGCTCGTGAAGGCAAGGCAGATGTCGGTGGCTATCTGCAATACATGGCGCAGGATGTGGCTGGCATCTTCCTTGACGCAATGCACAAGGCATTGGGTGCAGAAGTGCGCCGCAAGAACAAGCGCGATGTCATTGTTGACGTTGGTGCCGTTGAGGCATACAATCTGAAAGACCTTGCACGTAGCAAGGCAGGACGTAAGGCAAAGGAGGCCGCGTAATGTATTGGGAAGTTGGCATCAAAATCAATCAGGAGTGTGGGCAGGTAACTGTCCACCCTCAAGCCCTCGCTCAGTCTCGTTGGACGAATGCGATTGAGCATGTAATGGAAATGGCACAGGCTCTGTATCCTAATGCCAAAGTTGAGTTCGACTACATAAAGGAGTTTGACAATGCCTAATCACACAGACAACAGAGTTATCCTGTCACACGATGACAGTCAGCAGATTGACATGATTTACAACATCATGAACACAGATGACACGCCACTGTGCCAGACACTAATCCCTATGCCAGAAGAACTTGAAGGCACACAAGGCTTGTCTGATAGCCCCAACTGGTATGACTGGCGGCGGCAACACTGGGGTACCAAGTGGGACATTTACAATGCCACCTGTGAACGTATGGATGAGAACACACTTGTCATGTCATTCGACACGGCATGGTCACCACCTATCTTTGTCTATGACAAGCTGGTAGAGATGGGCTTTGAGGTCAGCGCACGTTACCTTGACGAAGGCTGGATGTATATCGGTGAGTACATCGACGGCAACGGCTGGACTACAGATGACGTAGAGAGTGTAGTTACAGAGTATCCTGACCTTGACCTTGAGTTTGGTATCAGTGACCGCATGGCTGAGTGGGCAGAGGAGAATGAAGATGCTGTTGCATGAGTTCTATGGACAGGGTGACTACCAAGACAGAAAGGCTATGGTTTTCAAAGAGAAGGATGGCTATCTTATCCTGATGCTTGAAGACAAAGCCATCTGTGAGGAACGCAAAATCCGATACGGACACAGTGAGGTGTACGCTGAGAATTGTGCAGAGAACTGGGTACTGGGAGTGATATGATGATAGAGTTACCACTTGACCATGAGCCTAGCCTTGACCATTGGGCAAAGTGTATAGCAGATGAAGACATGGCGTCGGGATACCATACTGACTGGCATCACGCCTATGAGATTGCGTGGGAAATTCTAGAGAGAGGTGAACATGAACAGATTCATAATTGACCATCATCCTGCTGCCATCGCCAAGTCGCTATGTGACAAGCACATTGTCAAGATGCCACTGGAAGAAGCACAGATGCTGTCACATGCACTGCATAGATACGATGACACAGACGATGACTTTCCTACGTTCTGTGAACGCATGGGACTACAGAATGGTCCGAAGGCACATGCCAAGCATCCCTGTACCGAATGGGCAGGGGATACGCGAGGCAACTACATGTATAGCTGGATGATGCTGGATGAAATGTCTCGTGAGTATACAAGACGTTACGGCAAGGTACACAAGTGTTCTTTGCTCTTGCCCCGGCTCAAAGAACTTGCTATACATATCCCAGAGGGTCACATAACTGAACATCCGCAATGCTTTGGTAAGGACAACGACCATCTCAAAACAGATGAGCAGTGGCCCATTGAAGCGTACCGAAACTACTACCGATGGAAGTACGACACGACTGAGTGGTGTGGCAAATACAAACTGAGGGAGATACCAAGATGGCTAACAGAACGCTAAAGGTTGAACTGACAGCAGATGAACTTAACACCCTTAAACTCAAGATAGAGCATTACTGGCACATGTTTCATCCGCTTGGGTATGACACCCGACTTGATAAGCCAGCCTACTATGACCCAGACCGTAAGCTGTGGGTTGCCAAGATAAGCAGACTTGAGAGTTGTGACTAATGTTTGCAGAAGCACTCGTATGCCTTGCACTCAACGTGTATCACGAGGCCCGTGACCAGCCCTTCATTGGGCAGGTTGCGGTGGCCCAAGTGGTGATGAACAGAGTGCGTGATGACAGGTATCCTGATGACGTATGTGATGTGGTGCAACAAGGGCCGACATACTCATGGAAGCCTGACTTTCCTGTGAGGCATCGCTGTCAGTTTAGCTGGTACTGTGACGGCAAGTCAGATGACACGCCAGATGAAGCAGCATGGCAGCAAGCCCTCGTGATTGCACAGGGCGTATATACAGGCAACCTTGATGACTTCGTTGAGGGTGCCACGCACTATCACGCAACCTATGTCCTGCCCGAATGGGCTGAAAGCAAGACGCCTGTCGTACAGATAGGCGACCACATGTTCTATCGCTGGGATTAGTGCTTGACTGTCCGCAGTCTTTGTGATACAACGTAATCCTCAGTTGCCAAATGAAAGGAGACAACTATGCCATTTGATTCACCTATCCTTACAGCAGAGGAACTGCTGCCTGAAAACCTCAACTTCCCTGTGGAGTTTGAGCCTACGAAAGTGACGGACAAGAAGTATGTCATCAACGGTAACACCGGAGACTATCTTGGTGTGGTCGGTAACAGCTTCAAGTGTGCCAACCACGGTGACTTCTTCGTGCGTGTTCATGATGCTATCACAGAGAACCTTGGCGAAGATGAGTGCGAGAGCATGAACATTCGCTGGAAGGTTGCACGTAATAATGCTTGGGCTATGGCTGACATGTCCCTGCCCGAAGTGACTGCACGTATTGAGTCGGACAAGCATACGACTACGATTGCACAGCGTATCATTGCCCTGCACGGCATAGATGGCAGCTGCTCCAATCAAGTCTACTTTGGTGCCATCGACTTCTTCTGCACCAACGGTATGATTGTCGGTGAGTATGATGATATCCGCAGGAAGAACACCAGCGGGTTTGACATGGACAAGTTCATCAAGGAACTGAAAGGTTCGACACAGGCTTTCTATGCTCAGTCTGAGAGGCTGCAACAGTTCGCAACCAAGACACTGTATGTCGGTGACGTGAAAGCCATGCTTGAATCCTTGCTCAAATCAGACCGTGTGTCAGAGAAGATGCTTACCTTGTACAACCAAGAGGCTGCAACCCGTGGTCAGAATGCTTGGGCATTGTACAGTGCCTTCACGAACTACGCCAGCTATGCTGATGAGCGTAATGGTTTCGGGCTGCGTAACACTGGCAAGGACACCAACGCTATCACGATGTTCCGTCGTGAGAATCAGGCTGCACAGTGGGTGAACAGCACAGAGTTCAAGGAGTTACTGGCAGCATGATAAAGTCAGCCAATAGAAAGGGAGACATTATGGAACTGTCCATGTGTCTCCACTTCTTAGAGGAAGGATACGAAGTATTCAAGAACGTAGGATGCACCGGCCCCGTAGACTTTATCGTGTTAGATAGAGAGACGGGAGAGGTGCGACTGTACGACAGCAAGAAGGCAAATGCACACACAGCACAAGATAACACGATTAGTGTTGGAACTAGTGGTGTGACAGACGAACAAAAGAGATTGGACGTAAGTATTGTTACATCTTACAACGGCCAAGTCTTTGAGGACAAAGATAGAGTGAGGGTATACTTCGATGAAAACGGTGAACGACTTAGTAAATAAATACTATTCTTCCAACGATTTCAGTATGTTGAGGGACAAGACTAAGAAGGACTATCAATACTTCCTCAACATACTGGTCGGTGAGTTTGGGTCTGTTGAGTACGACAAGCTGTCGAGCAAGCAAGCCAAACACGCATACGAAGAATGGGTGAAGCGTGGCATCACGTTTGCCAATCACGTATGCACTGTGTCGTCGTTGCTGTATCGCTACGCTATCGACATGGAGTATGCGTTGGTCAATCCGTTTGCCAACATCAAGCGTAAGACTGCGCCACAACGTAAGGTAGTGTGGTCTGAACAGCATGTGCTGCAGTTCCTGAACACAGCGTACAGCGAGTTTCAGTGGCGCAGTATCGGGTTGATTGTTCACATGGCGTATGAGTGGTGCCAGCGACTTGGCGACATGCGTCTGCTGCAATGGGACAACATCGACATGGATGACAGGAAGCTGTATCTTGAGCAGAGTAAGCGCAGAGCAGAGGTATGTCTGCCTATTGAGGATGACCTGCACGAGATGCTGACACAACAGCAGGAAGACTTCGGCTTTCAAGCCTTCGTGGCACCCCGTGTGATACCTGTAGGGGGTGAGTACCACCCATACAGCTTAGAACGGTTCAGCAAGGCAGGACGGGCCGTTATGAGGGCGGCTAATCTGCCGGAGGAGTTACGACTGATGGACTTACGTAGGACAGGCACGACACAGATGGTCGAGGCGGGTGTGCCTATGGGACAAATCATGTCGGTGACAGGACACAGTAACCCGCAGTCAGTGAAACCATACATGAAGAATACGTATGCCAGTGCAAATAGTGCATTGACAGCACGTAAATCGCATGGTAAAAGCACTTAACTGCCGACAAGGAAAGTGATATATACATGGATAATATATATAACATTGTAAGTGATATGGATGTGCCTGTAGGTACGACTAAGCGTACTACATGCCCCAACTGTGGGGAGCGTACATTCACAGTCACTAACAACATGGGTTCGCTTGTGTGGAATTGCTTCCGTGCTACTTGCGGACTCAAAGGTGGGACACGTGTCCGTATGAGTGCCGATGACATTCGTGCTGGCTTTGCTGGTGCCGATGACTTCGCCAAGCAGGAAGTGTTCAAGCTACCCGACTACATCGTGCCACACGATTGGAACGTGGCGGAGATTGCGTGGGAGTTGTACGGACTGGATGCAGAGGAACTTGGCCTGATGTATGATGTAAAGGAACATCGTATGGTGTTTCCCATCAGACACGAAGGCAAGATTGTGGACGCCACAGGGCGTTCACTAGGCAAGCGACTGCCTAAGTGGAGACGGTACGGAAAAAGTGGCTTGCCATACACATCAGGGTGTGGTAAAGTCGCCGTAGTTGTTGAGGACTGCTTGAGTGCAGCCGTTGTTGGTTACGGCACCTTTGTCGGGGTTGCGCTTCTAGGCACGTCATTGCAAGAGTCGCATAAAAGGTATCTCTCGCAGTTCTCAACAGCCATCATTGCGCTAGACCCCGACGCGCTGCCAAAGACTTTGGTCATGGCGAAAGAACTACGAGGACATGTGAACGATGTTCGTGTCCTTCGTTTGACTGATGACCTCAAATATCGTAACCCGACAGATATGGAGAACTTACATGGAATTATCAATCATTAGGAGCCTGATGGACAAGTCCTTCTACGATGACCATCGTGGCTCAAAGTGTCCGCAACGCTTGTTCAGCAAGGACGTGCGGAAGATTAAGCAGTCAATTGATACTGCTATGGACAGGTACGAGCGTAGCGTCACACCAGACGAGATTGAAGCCCTGTTCATGTCGGACAACCCGACACTGACTACTGCGCAGAAGCAAGCATACTCTAGCTTGTTCTCGCAGATTAAACGTGAAGAACCTATGGGCAGTGACGTAGCACAAGAGGTGCTGTCCAAGCTGTTCCAGCAGGTAGTGGGTGAGGATGTAGCCAATATTGGCTTTGATATGGTCAATGGTGATGCGTCCAGCCTTGAGGCTCTGCGTAACCTGCTTGAGCGTTACGGTGACGACTTCATTCCCAACCTCAATATTGAGTGGGATGACATCAGCATTGAAACACTCATGGCGAAGGCTGAACTGGAAGCACGTTGGTCCTTCAACATTCCTAGCGTAGCACGTAAGGTCGAGGGTGTGTCGGGCGGTCAGCTTATCGAAGTTGGCGCACGTCCCAACACAGGCAAGACATCGTTCCACGCCAGCTTGATTGCCAGCCCCGGTGGGTTTGCACATCAGGGTGCCAAGTGCATCATCTTGTGTAACGAGGAACCTACACACCGTGTTGGTGCCAGATACTTGACTGCGGCTGCAGGTATGTCAGCCCGTGAGGTACGGGACAACATGTCTAAGGCACAAGCACTGTATGCTCCTGTGATGAACAACATCAAGATTAAGGAAGCAGGTGGTCGTGACATGGCATGGGTGGAGTCTGTATGTAAGTCATACCAGCCCGACGTTCTTGTGCTTGACATGGGTGACAAGTTTGGCGTACAAGGTTCATTCGCTCGACAGGACGAGGCACTCAAGGCGTGTGCAATCTATGCACGTCAGATTGCCAAGACCTATGACTGTGCTGTGTTCTATATGTCTCAGCTATCTGCAGAGGCAGAAGGCCGCGCACAGTTGAACCAGAGCATGATGGAAGGTAGCCGTACTGGTAAGGCTGCGGAAGCTGACCTGATGATACTGATTGGTAAGTCACCGACAGTTGAGGCTCAGGAAGAAGACAGCCCATTGCGTCACATCAACATCGTGAAGAACAAGTTGAATGGCTGGCACGGTATGGTAAACTGTGAACTCAACTACCAGACAGCGAGGTATGAGGGATGAAGCTAACACTTGACGTAGAGAACACTGTCACCAAGCGTGATGGCAAGATGCACCTTGACCCGTTTGAGCCGGATAACTCCCTGACTATGGTGGGTATGCTCAATGATAGGGGCGAGGAATGGCTGGTTACGTTTGACCATGCGGACGAATATGCTACCCCAATGGGTCATGAAGGTGTGCAAGAATGGCTGGATGAAA